AAGAATAATCTCCGCCATATTCTCAAACACAGGGTAAAACTGTGCGGAAAAAATATCATCTTCATAAACAGTATCTTTCTTGTAAATAGAATTGTCTTTAAAAACCACAAGCCCGCCACTAATACCAATTATAAACCGCACCCTTTCTCGTGAATCGCCCACATTAACATAATTAGCACCATAGCCTGTTGCATACGTGCCTGCATCAGAATAACGTATTTGGTTATAACCACCAGTTATTGCATCAGCATGCCCGCCAACCATGATTCTCTGCTCGTTAGACGCAAGACACATGCCTGTATTATATGTGGTATCTCCCGCTTCGGCGAAAGTATGATTTGAAAGATTAATATGATAGGTATGCGTTGTGTTTAAAGTTGACGTAAACAAAACATGGACAATCCCAAACGAAGTTGACGCATAACCGTCATTCCCGAATGTCGGCGCGTTTCCGCCGCCAACCCATGTAATCTGTGTCCATGAGGCAGCAACCTCGTTGGTTTGGTAAATCTTACTATCGCCCGTTACGACAAAGATATATCCCAACTCAGAGAATACACCTTTTATTTGACCTGTGCCAACAGCAGGTCCGAAATTGGCATGAAATACTGGATAACCCAAAAGACCGTTTGGGATTTGGGAGGTATCTTAAATTCTGTGCGTAAACATAACCAGGCGGTATATTCGCCTGTGTTATAGTTGAAACGGAATTACAGCCACAATCAATAGATGCAGCATTACCTTTGTCAATTGGCATTTTAAATAACTTCATTAAAATTAAATTCCAAACGGTTTATATTTTATTTGCCCCAATCCCTGTGGAGCCTGCCACTGTTGTTTTTCAGGTTTATATGCTTGTCCCATTATGTCTTTCAGTCCACTGAATATGTTTAATATCTCTGGATTCATTGGAGGCGGTGTCGCTTCTGGCATTTGGGGGAAACCAGGCATCGTGATAGAGGGAGGTGTTCCAGCGTTTGAGTCAGGGACACCAGGGACACCATGGGAAGTTGTTGGTGTGGTGTTTTGAACCTGTGGGGGTTGGTATCCATGTGCCTGTGCGGGACCTCCGTATGTTGATCCATGATATTGATTGTGATATGAAGGACCTGGCGTGTTTTGTGGTCTTTCCCACCAAGGACCTGAACCGTAATATGTTTCGTATCCCATTTAAAATCATTCCTTACCATTTGAATTGTGGTAAATCCTTGTCAGAACTTACCGTCATTGACCGAAATTCATTCCATTGGTTGTTATGGTCGGCTGCCATTTCGCTTAAATCCCTGTGGAATTTATCTAAATAATATTTCGCCTGTCCCGACGCAGCCTGATTCATCGCCCTTGTGTCCGATAATAAAGCATTTGCCACGGCAAAGCCAACAAGCATTTGATGATACATTGTGGGCATTGCGGGAGTATCGCTTCCAGCACTTAAATCAGATGGCATGATAATATAATCCATCCAAATGTTCCAATTGTCGTCAGGAAGCGGGTATATATAAAGGTGCGAACTGTCAATATAATAATAAGTTGGTGTCCCAGAGGAGTTCTTCCAGTTGTAAACAACATCAAATTCCCTTTTGGATACCTTTGTAAGCGTTACAATATCTTGACTATCTGATTCCAAATCCTCTGCCCGCAAAGAAATGGCTGAACGGAAGTCAGATGGAAGTTCTAATTGCCCGCTCAGAACATAGTTATCGGCAGCCCATGTGTTAACAAGGGGAAAATCACTATCAAGTGTAACTGAGCCGTCAATGGAAGAATCATCTACTTTGACACGCTCGTAAATATCATCATCCGTAACCATAAGCCATTGATCGTCAAATATATTGGTATGAGAAGTTACGTTGAGCGTTGTGGAAGTGGAAGAGGTTGCAACTGTAGTATATACACAAGTCATTTTAGCGGTGTCAATCAACCAATTCCATGGAATATTCCTAAATTGACATATCTTTTTATACCCTTCATTAAGCAGTTCTGTAACAAAAGCAGAACTGAACCTCGTATTGGTTGACGATTCATTAATTTTAAGATAAAAACTTGCAAGCATCTCAGTCAGCGTCATAATCCACATCCTCATCAACACACCTTGGGCAAAGTCGCCAACCACCTTGAACAACGGTTTCGCTCTTTGCCCACGTAAAACCGCAACGGTCGCAATCATACAATTGTCCTTTATACCATGACGGTAAGGGTTGTTTCCCTACATAATCACTCATTACATTCTCCATACACGGACAACACAAGCACCGTCAAGTGTTACGGGAATGATGCCCTGGACCCATTGCCCGTTAAAATAAACAGTCTTGTTTAAGTCGCCCGTTTCAAGTTTTAATGTCAGTAAGGCGTTGCCTGTTATTGTGTCCTTTTCACATTGTGTAAGGACAACATCATTGCCATTGACAGCACCAACAACTTCAATTTTGTTAAGTTTGTATCTAAGTGTGGAGTATTTCACCCCACCGTTTTTTGCATCATTGTCGGCATCGTAAGAACCGTCAGCGTTTGCTGTATCAAGTATGATGGGTGTTGTTCCCCATGTGTTAGCCATAATAACCTCCTATGCCTTGTTTAATTCTACTCTCAAAAAGCCACATTTTGGGCAATATTGAAACCCAATATTAAATCTTATTCTAACCTTGATGAACCAAATTCTAAAATCACATGGCACTTGTATGGTTTTTTTGAAATACCATGTTTGTTCTTGACATTTTGGGCAAACCTTACTGCCTGTTATATTGCCAAGAAGCCTGCTGTTCCCCACATTCTGATAAATTCCCATAATTATCCTCCCCTATATCCCTAATTTTTTGTAAATCTCTGGCATTGTGCCAATACCAGGACATACAGTTCTTGAAATACGCCTATGTCCAAGGATATGCTTCCTGTCAATCGGTATATTGTATTTCTTGCAAATTCTTTTTATCGCATATACTGTTTCGTTTATAACTTTTTTGCTTGGAATATTGTATTGGTAGTTACCAATGATACACAATCCCAATGCCAAGTAGTTCATATTCCAATACTTGTAAGGGGGTTTCTCTGGTATCACGTGCGCGCCCGTGTATAATGCACAACGCCCGACCTTGAGTCCTTCCCAGTTGACCAAGAAGTGATACCCGATGTCGGAGTATCCCATACATTTGTGAATATAGCGTATTTCGTCGGTCGTCCAGCCCTCACCAGTTACGCTGTGATGAACCACAAGATACTTTATATCGGATACAGGTCGCTTATACATTATAACACCTTCTTTTCACCCATTATCGCCTCAATATCACTGTTTGGCTTGCCGTTGTTTTTGCTGGTTTTACCGTGGCAACGAACATATAATGCTGCTATCAGTTTTGATAAATTGTTAAGAATGGTGAGTGTCTTGTCTGTCTGTTCCTCGTTGCTTTTTTGACTTTCTTTCATTGTTTTCTCAAACCTAAAGAGAAGATAAACAACAAGAAGCCTTGAAAAGTTTTCTGGTGTTATGAGATTAAGAAATTCCTCCATGTCGCCCTCCTTGTTTTGAATTAACCGTTGATTATGGCTCAACGGCTAAAGCCGTATATATTAGTCGGTTGTAGTCGCGGGATTAACAAGCAGAAAATCTGTGCCATCATAGACAATTATCGCAATGCTTGTTGCAACAATATCGTTGGTTGCTGGATCTGTGCCTGTTGCAGTTTTAATTGCCAATGCTCCAAGTCCGTTTACGTCAAGCGAACAACCATCAGTATTGGCGGTTGCCACTTTAAGGAGAAACATTTGTCCTGTTGTATAAGCCGTTGGGGCGGGTGAAAGCGTTGTTACATAAGCATCATCGCCGCCAGCATCTGCAGCGTAGTTAACTGCCGCCATTGTAATGCCAGCATTGGCTTTAATGTTTACTTTTGAGTTTGTTCCGCCGAGGCTATATGTGCTTACAGGGGTGTCATGTGTCATAACATTAACTGTCTGCACGGCATTGCCAGTTGCGATACCAGTTGTTCTTACGGTATCACTATCACCAATTGTAATTGTTGCACCATCAAGCGTTACTGTAGATGCAGCACCACCCTGTGTAATTGTGCTTGCGGGTGTGTCGTGATCGGCAATATGAACGGTCTTATTGCCAGTTGCACCTGTTGCGATATTGCAGGTTAATGCCCCTGTAGAAGCAGCAAAAGACATTGTGCCAGTCTGATCTGCCTTGCCAAATGTAAACGTAGAAGCAGCAACACCAGCCATACTGAAATTGCCTGTTCCAGCCTGAAGAACTAAACCAGCAGCACCATTAACGGAACCGATGGTTACGGTTCTCTCTCCGTCTGTCGCAACATTTACAGCCTGATCAATATCATCATTAGCAATGTTAATTGTGCTTGTTGAACTATTAACATCAACTGCATCTACGGCATCAAGAACAAATCCACCGTCGGATACAACATTAAAAGCGTCTGCACCAGTTCCATCTGAGTAGAAGTTAAATTCTCCGTCAGATCCTGATTTGATATAATTTCCAGTATCTCTAAACTGTATTTTTTTGTCAGTGCTAAAGATAGCATCATCACTGAATGTTACAGTTCCGTCCATTGTAATATCGTCGGCTCCAACACCATCAGATGATATAGTCAATTTACCATCTGATCCAGACTTCATATAAATACCAATATCTCTAAATTGAATAGATTTATCAGTATCGACAAGAACATCATCACTTAATGCCAATGTGCCAGATATTGTAATGTCGTCAGAGCCTGTGCCATCTGCCGCAATGGTCAACTTGCCGTCAGCACCAGATTGTGCATAGATACCAGTATCTCTAAACTGTATTTTCTTGTCTGTTCCCAAGATTGTGTCATCACCAAAGGTAACAGTTCCATCAAGTGTGATGTCGTCCGCACCTGTGCCATCTGAAGATAATGTAAATTTGCCATCAGTTCCAGACTGTGCATATACACCGCTATCTCTGAACTGCAATTTTACGTCTTCTCTAAACAAGGCAGCATCGCTGAAAGTTACAGTTCCAATAAACGAATGGTCGTCATCACCAGCACCATCTGAAGAGTAAGTCAATTTGCCATCAGTTCCAGACCGAACAAACAAACCAGTATCTCTGAACTGCAATTTCTTGTCAGTCCCAACTGTAACAGTATCATTTAATGCTGTCGTGGATGAGGCTGTTAAAGCACCTGTAACGCCCAATGTTCCAGATATATCAACATTAGCATTAATGTCTAATGTGGTTGTATCTATTTGAACCTCTGTATCAGCCTTAACGCCAAGCGTGCCGTCGCTCATCGCTCTGATAGCCATATCACTATCATAGAACTGAACCTCAGCAGTTGATTCAGCAAGCATATTACCAGACATTGTAACAGCACCGTTAATATCAACAGTGGAAGTTACAATCTGAACCTTATCGGTTGCGGCAATATCAGTTTGACCATTTGCAGAAGAATAAATATATTCTGTTGCATCTCTTAGTGTTAATTTCTGCCCGCCTGCAACAGCAACACTACTGCTAAATGTAGCCGCTCCTGTCCATGTCTTCGCACCAGCAATACCTGTCTGATCGCCACTTTTGGTAACAATGCCTGCAGAATCTTTTGTTGAGGTATCCCAGTCAGTTCCATCGGCAATGAGAACATTACCATTTGTGGCGGTTGTGGTTCCCATTACAATGCCTGCGTCAAGAGCAGTCCCAGCACTATCACCTTTGTAATAAGTATTTGTAGTTATACCCACGGGTGTATCAGTCAACGCAATAAAGGAAGTTGCCGCCGTTCCTGTTGAAAATGTGCAAGAACTTGTGGTTCCTTTGTTGGTCAGATATATACTATCACCCGTTGCATCTGTATCCAAAAACGTGCAACCCTTGGCGTAACCTTCTTCAGAAGAGGGAGCCGTGGTTCCCGATGCAAACAGCAAGTTCCCATCGCCATCATATAACCATGCTGTTACAGTAGTTGAATCAGGCTTTACCGTATCTCCTATGAAGCCGATACTGTGGTAGTGGGTCGTATCGGCACTTGCTATAGGAATAAACAATAACGCCATAATCATTATAACGGCAAGTATTGTTTTGTTTCTAAACATTATATCACTCCTTTGTGAAAAAATGGGGAGCCGCAAAGACTCCCCTTGCGAGTATAGGGAGGGAGGGAGTTATTATGCTGCACCTGCAGAGCCATATACACCTCTCCAGTCGGAAAAGCCGTAGGCATATCTCATAATCTGTTTGTATTTCAAGTCTGCTGTATCAAAGTCATCTCCCATACTTGATTTAGGTTTCATTCTCCATCTGAATTGTATGCTATGTTCTGCTTTATCTGTCATTAAAAACCAAGCATTTGCATCTGTAAGCATGTCCCACACAACAATTTTTATTCCTTCGTCTTTGAAGGCGTTCATTGTATTATCACCAGTGTATGCTCTTTTATCAGAGAGCAGAATTTCGTATGCCGCCCACTTTAACTCACGGGGAACCAACAAAACCTTGGGTTTTAAATGTAACAACTGTCCCCTGTCATCTGGTGTTGCTTTAATATTTTCAATTGCTGATCTCAAAGAAGTAATTGAAAGGTCGGTTGCGACAGAGGGCATATTATCATAGGTGCCTTCTTGACCTTGTCCGAGTGGATGTTCTGTATCACATAAATACTTAGCATCACCACCAACACCGCTATCAAACGCATTAATAAACAGGGATGCTCCGTCATATTCAACACGATAGTTCATTTGACGACCAAGTTCTGCCGCCTGCTTTTTTATAATCCCAAACTGATCATCCTGTTGCATTTCCATTGTAATACGAATTCCCATACCATAAGCATCGGGGGTATAGGTATAGGTGTAACCCTTGAGAGGTTTATCCCATCTTATAGACTGTCCTTCCAGTTTTTTTGTCGCCATTGACAACCCAGACACCGATGTATCTTTTGCTGTTCTTGTCGTCATTGGTTCAAGATTGTATATTTGCTTGTAAAGTTGTTTGTAATATTTGTATCTATTATAAACAACCTTGTCGATGCCTTTCCTGAGATCAGTTAAATCGGTATGTTCTGATCTTCTTACCGCATCTGCCATTATTTTCACTCCTTAGATTTTTGCCTTCTCCAAGGATTTTAGTAGTTTACGAACCAGCACTTAATTCTGCAACTGAGCCGAGAACCTGAAACTCCACTCTTCCGTATTGGTCGCCAACAGAATCTCTCGGTGAGAGATTTCTCACAACAAACGCATCGTTATCGGTATCTTCGACGTCAACATAACTTTTGTTTGAGTCAGACTGCAAAGCATAGTTTACACCAGGCTGTTCTATCGTTGTTATTGCACTTCCAGGCGTGCCGTGATACACGTTTGCTTCGAACACTGTATCATAGTTTGCAATTGCAATCTCACAATCAGTATCAGTTGTGCCACTTGCGTTATGCGTAGCCATGCCGAGAATTGTTGTTGCGTTATCCGCACATACGGTTACCTTGCCGCTTGACAGATAAACAAACTCTCCCGCTTTGAACGACTGAGAAGCCGCTTCGGGAAAAGTGAGAATCTCAGGAGAGTTTCCCGAAATAGTCCTCGCAACCCGCGCTGCTCTCTGTGTAATGGTAGCCATTTAATCATCTCCTTTTATTGTATTGTCAATATCGTTTAATCTTGCTTTTTCTTCCAATATCCTTAGCCTGTCGTTTTTGGCTTTCAGAATAGCATATTTTCTATTTGGGATTCTGCACAATACCAAATCTTCAATTCTTTTAGAGCCATCAACTCCAGGTTCTATTCTTTCGCCATAAAGATTAAGCGAATATGTCTTTTCGTTAGTGTCAACCTCCCAGCCAAGATATTTATTTCTCGTCATTTGTCTGTCGTTAACCCAGCACCATCTGTATTTATAGCCAGATTCTTCTCCGTATATCTTGTATATATCCTCAGAAAAAGAATTCTCATTAATAATTACGACGGGTTCTTCTTTTAAAACCGACTCCCTAATCTTATCCGTTATGTTTTTGCCCATATCTCACGCCTCCTTATCTAATTTGCAACCTTAATTCTGCATAAATTTTTCTATATTTTTTCATATTGAATTCCAATCAACTTCCATGTTAGAGAAGTCTTTGTCGTTTAAACCCAGTTTACCCCAAACCCTCTTTTGGCTTTTAGATATAGATTTGCTCTCTTTTTCTTTTCTTGATTTTACTACACCAGCATTTTCTTTTTCTTTTTTCCGATATGTGGTCAATTCCTTTTTTTCTCGTTCGGCAACCGCTTCCCGTTTTTCTTTTTCGTCGTTGGGGTTTTTGTCAGTCTTGTATCTCCCAGTTGTTATCACTATTGCCTCAGCCTGTTCAGGTGATAACGCGACGCCCGTGCTATCTTTTACTGCTGTCATAAGATTTATTATCTCGTTTTTCCTCGGATGATTTTGAACCTCATACGCTTTTGCGTTATTTACATATTGGAACGCCCCTTGTCGTGCCAATTCTTCTGCTTTTTGCTTTTTCTCGTTATATTCTTCTTCTGTCATAAAGTTTTTGTCATAAAGACTCAGTCGTTTCGCCACATCATCATTAATGGCTTGCTGTATATCGTTCGAATATTTAGCAAGAATCTTATCATCTGTTAACATCGCCTGCTGCTGTGTTGATTCTACTTTGTATCCAAGTTTTGATAATGTGTTCTTCATCTTCAAAACTTCTTCTTGAGTGAAGTCTGTTTTTGTGTCAGCCTCTTTTTCAGGTTCTTCTATTCCTGCTTCCGCTTCTTTTATAGGCTCTTCTTCTCTACCATCATCATCTTCGGGTTTTTCTATATCGGCATCTTCTTCTGGTTCTTCCTTGTCCGCTTCTTTATAAAACGCAGACTGCATAAGATCCTCGAAAGATGATTCATCCTCTACGCTTTCTAAAACTGCATCGCTAAAATCATCCCTAACATCAAATTCTTCTTCTGTAATATTTTCCTTAGCCATTTAACCCTCCCCTGTTTAATTCGCTTAGAGCGTATTTGCCTGTATTTATTATTGTTCTTGACATACCCATAACAAAATCTATCGTTTTTAAACGCGATCTTGTTTCTAATAATTCATCCCTGTCGCATGCTTTTATTTTATTAATTATAAATTGTCTATGGTTTTCCACCTCTCTTTCAAAACACTTCCAACCTTCAGTTTTTATCATCTCTTTTACCGCTATTGAAATCCTATGTTGTTCCCTATACTTTAATTCCGTTTCTCTGTTCATTCCATTCCTCCCATCATCATATTAGGTAAGGGCTGAGATCCCGCAGAACCGAAATCCTGCGGAATCTCGTTGGGAGAAGGCATTTGCCCTTGAGGTTGAAATTGATCCATTTGACCTGTTTGTAATTGTTGGTCTTGCTGCATTTTGGCTGCTATTTCCTGCTGTTTCAATTGATCCTGCCTGAAGTCCATTATTTGTTCGGGTAATTCAAAAACATCGTTTGTTATCTTTTTCGGTATTTGTAATTTTTTGTATGCTTCTTTTAAGACTGGTATTGGATTGAAACCCTCAACGCTTTGTCCCATACCAAATGCTGATATGTATTTGTTAAGTTCTTCGTTTCTGTTCAAAAGCATCGGTTCTGGGTTAACCGTAACGTCAAACCTTCCCGATATGTTTTCAGGGTCAATGTGAATAAAAGACGCTGATCTGTCGTTCATTATCCGCACCACCTGCTCTTCTTTTATAAACTGTTGGTCTAAGGCTATAAACATATTTCCAAGCCCTCTTAAGCCCGTTTCAGCCATCAGTTTATAATAAAAGTCTATACGGGTAGAGGCTTGTTTTGTCTTAATCGTAACCTCTGTTGCTGTCATATCCTTTTGCCCTTGCTGGGACATACCTTGGATGAGTTCTGTGGCACCTGTGGTTTCCTTAATCCTGTCCATACAACTGAGTTCTTCCCTGTATGCTCCCATTGTAGCATCTGGGACAACAAGGGGTTTTATACCGCCCATGTCGTTCACCGTAATAATACCGCCAGGTCTTGATTTTAACTGGTCGTAATCATCAATAGCACCACGCAGAACTGTCCACATTTGGTTTAAAATAAGATTGACATTGTCAAGACGCTGGTTGTGTTTCGTGTTTAATTCGTTTTGCAGCCCTTCAATCGGTTCTATAATCCCGATTCCGTAAAATTCGTTTGGAACGGGAATAAGTTTAATCGCTACAAATGGTTTTCTTTTGTGTTCAAATGGATTCTTCTTGTCGCAAATCAACGTCTTTTGGTTTGCCACAACAATAATCCTGTCATCTTCCCAATACTCAAGAATCTCAATGTCTCTCTTTATGTCATCGTCAAGTTCTTGTTCAAAATCTCCGTATTCTTCATATTTTGGGGCTGATTCACTATCACGTGAAAGGTCTTCACCTGACACCTTGTTGATATTTTTAAAACCAGGGACATCTCTTTTTGATTCAAGTTCTTCTTTGGAAATATAACTTCTATGAATACAGAAACGGGCATCATCAATGGTTACTGCGGTAGGGTCAACATAAAAGTCATACAAGTCTAACACTTCAAAATTTGGTCTGTCAAACTGTGAGTAAACCGTGTCTAAATCCCAAAACACTTTTATTACAGATGTGCCATATATCAGACATTGTTTGTAATAATTTAACAGTTTTGCAGGAAAATTAATCTGTTCGAATTGATAAGTTAAAAGTTGTTCGAAAGATTCAGCCTTCTCTATATCTTCTTCGCCACGAGGAATAACGGAAATCGGAGGTTCTGTCGAGTTCATATATCCAGAAACCAACCGTGGTGTGATTGTTTCAATTGCCGTAAATGTCATTGGAATAAAAATATTAGACTTACCCTCACTATCACTTCTTGTCGGTGATTTTGAGCGATATAAGTCATACCAGCGTTTCCATTTGTCAACATTATCACTACGACTATCTTTCGCAGCGTTAAAATGGTCAATAACCATGTCAACAATTTTTGCATCTTTATCCATTTAATACCCCGTTGACATTCCATCCCAAACATGAATGTCCTTGTTTTTCTTAAACCCGTATATCCGCCTATAGTGCGGATTAGCCACTATTATATATCTTTCGCAGTCCATAAGGTGATCTCGTTTCTTTATCGGCTTCTCAGTCGGATCTTTTTGCCTTAAAACCGTTTCGGTTTCCTGATGCCACCTATATTCACTCTTTTCTTGTATGTAATTTCTCAACGTGCTGAATACATACATCCTTGGACCTGTCTTGCCGATTTTCATTGCTTCTTGAACTTTCGATATACCGAGTTCAACCTTGTTGTTTGCCTCGATAAAAAACAGTTTATTTTCGGCGTAAGACTCGCTCACCGACTTCTTTGTTGTCATATCCCTGCCACGTGCCGCAGGATCGATGAGTCTTACAAATATCTTTTCCCCTTTTTCTAACTCCTTTATTACAACGGCATGTTCTTTCGGTGTCATCTCCGCTTTGTAGTATTCCCGATAGAAATATATATTATCATCAGGATCAACCGCCGCCCATAACGCCGCCGTCGGATTCCTTAAACCAGGGTCTAATGCCATATACCGTGTCCAACTCTTTGGTATTGCGAAGGGTTGAACTACATGAACGGAAGGATCAAACATCGGATAAACGAGTTCTCCCGATTTTGCGAACCAGTCAATCTCGTATTCCTTCTGCCATGATTTATCCATCATTCCCTTGCGGACTTTATCATACCATACCTTACCCTGCTTTGTGTCGGGATCTTTGTCGGGATCAGCCGAGTAGTGTATCCTAAACACATAAAAGCCGTTTTTGTTCTTTCTCTCATAGATTCCCTTCATCGAGTTCTCCGTATAATTCTTCTTTCATCTCTGTTTTAAGAAATATATCTGCTGCTCTCAACAGAGATTGTCTTGCCGAGGCGAAATTACTGTTTATAAAATGGAAACCAACATCTTTATCATCGCTTTCATACACAATTATAATTCCGTTGAACGTTGGTTTGTATCCATCTATTGCTTGTTTTGCTCTTTGTTTGTTTTTTGCAATGTCAACAATTTCGCTAAAAGCATCTACAGCATCATCTTTAGAGAAATCCATCACGCCCCCTTATTTGTCAGCCATTTCCGTTTTATCGTTCACCAGCCTCTCAAAGAAACCTGGGTTCGCCGATGAAATCATTATAATCTTACCCCCGCCATCAATTGACGGTTTAATCGCCTCATACGTTGACTCCGCTTCTGGCTGAAACGCAGCCTCGTCCACCAAAACCGTCGATGCTGTTTGCGAACGAATTTGGTCTGCCCCTTGAGGAAAACCATGTATAACACAATTATTGTCGGGGAAATTTGCATTACAAAAAGTAAAAACTACTTTTGGTTGCATAAACTTTGGCAATTGGTCGTATATGTATTTTATTCTCTTTTGAACCAGATCGTCGGCGTCTTTTTCCTTCTTGGAAATCATGAACAGATAACGCCCGTTATTAAAGATTGCTTCATGTAAGAATAATGATACACATATCCACGTCAACATCATTTGCCTTGATTTTGGAACCAACAACAAATCTTCTTTTTGGTAAACCTCCACAAATCTCTTGATATATTCTTTGTCGGGAAACCATTTCTTTGGACACTTTTTGTCATGTGTGTCTAACGTCCACACCCAATTATATATCCAATGCCATGGATCCCTCTTACATAACTCCCACTCTAAAGCGGCACGCTTTTCATCACCACATGCAACATTGAGGTTATAGCGATTAATCGCCCTTGTTCTTTCTTTTTCCTCTGTTGTCATTACACCCCGCCATGATTAGTTATTAGAAACAAAGTTTATCGACGTTTGTTTAATTCTTTCAATGATTTGCTCCGTAGTCATTTTCGCAATCTCTTCTTTGTGTTTAACCTCATGTTTGTGGTTGTGGAAAGTTTCATACTGTCTTGTTACCTCGAAAAACAGTTTAATGCTCGGTGCATGCCCTGATTTCGCTTTATTGATAAGAGCGTCAAAAATAGGTGCTGTGTTTTCGATTGCCCTGTTTCTATTAACCATTTTAACCTCTTCGTAAAAAGAGGCTTTCCTTTTAATTGCATTGGTTGTTGAAATCGGGATGTCATATTTTTCGAATATTTCTTTAGCACCTAAGTTATGTTCCGTTGGATTCGATACAATCTCAACGAGTTGGACAAACCTCCACTCGGTTGTTTCACGAGCCAGTTTCATTTTTTCTTTTTCTTTTTCGTGTTGTCTTTCTTTTTTCGTCATCCGTTTATTTCATCACCTTAAATGGAAACAATCACCGCCTGCCTGCACGAACAGGCGGATCATGAACTCTTTCTGCCTCGATTGGCAGATGAGATAATTAGTTATTCTCTTCCACCATCTTTATTATACACCCTCTTGTCAAGTTTGTCAAGGGGTTTTTAAAGATTTTTTACTTTTTCTTTCTTTTTCTTTGATCATTTGCAATATCTCCATAACAATCTCTTTTTTCTCTTTTCTTGTTGACAATCTCAATTCGCCGTTTGGCTCTTTCATTATTTGTTGTAATTTTAACGCCGACTTTATTAATCTTCTTGTGTCTTTTTTAAGAATTCGTTGTTTGTTGAAAAATTCAACCAGAGATTTTTCACTACAAGACTTTCCTTCTTTTTTGCGATTTTTTATTTCCCCCCAAATCTTATAAATATCAAGCATTATATTTACCTCTTTTACTGTCCTTTAAATGTTGTTGTATATCCCATACTGCCTCCTTAATGAAAATACGGTCTTCCTTTAAGCATATCCAAAGAACCCGTTGGATCTTTTCTAATTTTAACAAAATATATATCATAAGCAGGCTTCATCTTCTCAAGTTCTTTCATCGTCATCTCCAAATCTTCGAGTGTTTGAAGTTTTAATATTACTTCTCTTGAATTGGTCATATTGCCTCCTTGACAAATCCCCAAAAATGTGTTAATATATAATTAGCAACTCCAGTAGATAGAATCGCTGGATCAGCCGACTCGAAAGGGTCGGTTTTTATTTAAAAACAACACGATCTTTATGGAAATCAAGCGTCATTAATTTTGCCGCTCTGCTCATTTCTGCTGTTCTCACCCTTAAATTCTTTTTATTCCACCCGTAATTACGGGCATAGTTGTTTTCACCAAAGAAAGCATAAACTGGAATTCCTTGATCGCAGGCACTTTGTATTTCTCTCTCTGTCCCAATGTTCTGCCTGTCATAACGAGTGTAGTTGACAAGAAGACCATCACAACGGTTTATATTCGCCATGTCGATGTCATACTTGTCCTCAGCCTTTGTGTTCTCGTCAAGGTTGTCTGTCGGGTCAATAAACTCAAACCAATAAGAGTATCCACTTTTAACTTTTTCTCTCCACTCTTTTGCATCAGCAATTTTCAAGCCCTCAATGGGACCCCCTAAGTAAATCAACGGTTTCTTCATGATGCCTCCTCATTTATCAATCTATCAAAAACCACGTCCAAAACAACCTTGAGTGTTTCGTCTATGGCAGATCCTTTAACCTGTTCGGCGTGTGGACAAATAACATCGTAGGTAAACTCCGATAATGCCGTTTCGGAAGAATGGTTCTTTGCATCACCCACAACCTGTCTATTGTCGCCTCGTGTGTCAAGTCGCTCCGATCTGATACCTTCTGATACGTCAAGGTAAAAGACTATACCGCCTCTTTTTACAATCTCGTCAACATCGCATGGGAAGCGAACATCGGTGATAATGAGCATGTTACGTTTATTTGAAATCGACTTTCCAAACCATGAAAACAGACTTTGTATGAAAACACTTTGACCAAAATCATGTTTTATGTCGTCGGCAAGCAATTGTAAAAACCGTCGTTTATCTTCGTCCTTGTAATGCTTTTTGGAATAATTAATATATTTTTTTGCCAACTTATTGATTTTGATAGCAGAAAAATATTGCTCAGTTCCAAAACAGAAATCTTGAATTATGTCTATCACAAGAGATAAATTATCATTAAGACAACCATTGGTAATCTTTTTCAAATCCTCTGCAATTGAACATTCCCCCACACAATAACCCAACCCAGATAAAACACAGTTCAGTTTTTGTCCATACCAATTCTTCCCACTCCCAGCCTTTCCCGCGAAACCTATTATCATACTATGCCTCCTTTATCTTCGTTTCAACCACGCAAATAGTGTCATTATGACTTCCACCATGGCATACAAGTAAAATCTTATCCTTCCTGAAGCCACGGCACTTTCCAATCCCAGTTGAATTCCAGCCAAAAGTTATAACCTTCCCGCCAACCACAGTAATTCTCGCAATCTCATCCTTAATCTTTGACATCCAAGATGACCGCCCATCCCATTTTACACCTGCCGCTTTATAGTGTTCCGCAACCTGTCTTGAGGAATATGGAGGGTCAAGCAGAACGCCATCCATAGAATTACCAGAAAACAATTTTAAATATTCTAATGCGTCAAGATTGAAGTCCGCTTTTATTTCAGGGTTTATATCATTTGTGCAATCTGCAAATTTGCTGTTTCCACTGAAAGGATCAACAATGAACTTGTTTACTAACTCCTTTTTAAGAAGTTTTTTTATCGGTTTAATGGTAAATGTTTCCGCGTTTGGCATCGCCCATGCGTATTGTAATTCCATGTTTGCCTCCTTATTGCTTTTTTATAAGTAACAACTCTTTTGCCCTTGGTTTTTTGGGATTTGTCTTGTTTGTAATAGATGAGTATTTTGCGATGTTAAAATATTTGTAATTCCACTTTTCTTGTGGATATAATCCTTCAAACCCTTCAAAAGGATAATAAGACACAATTACTTTGCCTTGTATGTTGTTCAATAACCCAGCGAGGTCTATATGGTCTTTTTTGTTAAAAACACCAGTATAATAATCCTCTTTGTCCACATACGGGGGATCACAATAAAAAAGCGTTTCATGTGAATCGTATTTTTTAATACAATCTCTGAAATCTAACTTTTCAATCTGAATACTACGAAGCCTATCAATTAAATTTCTCAGTCTTCCCGTAAACAAAACATGACTTGCGTTTTTATTGTGTTTGTGTTTATCAAAACCAAACGAGGGTTTTTTATTTGTAAAGTTTCCAGAAAAACACTGTTTCATTATTACGAGTGTTTCCCATGCTTTCTTAACCATGTTGTTTTTAATTGGTAAATTATATATCCCATCCCTTATTTCGATGAACAACTGTCTTGAATATGGCGTTAAATCATATATCTCAAGAAGTTCTTCTGCCGTTTCAGGGTTAAGCAACACTTTAAAAAGATTAATCATTTCTTCGTTGGTGTCATTGTAAACCTCAGTTACAGACATACTCCTTGGTTTTTGGCACAATACATGGGCGGCACCACCAAAGGGCTCAACATATATCGTGTGTTTTGGGAAGAAACCAATGATATTTTTTGCCAAATGATATTTGCCACCTATATAGATTAAGGGACTTTTTATTGATTCCATGTTATTCCTCCCACTCTATAGTAACATAAAGATGTAAACTTGTCAAAATTTTATTCTGTAAATCATAGTTTTCCAATTTACACGTATAAATAAAAAGAATATTGTTCTATATTTATAAATAGTTCCATTTACAAAATCTTCTTTGTCCATTCCCATATCAACATCAAAATCTCTACTAATCGGACTTTCTATCGCACCTTTTTTATGCCTAATTAAAAGATCGAGAATTCCTTTTAGTGCTTTAAATTCATGCTTACTCCATTTGTATTCATCAGGATTGTCAAGCATTGTTTGTATGATTTCAATATCACTAAAATGCTTAACTATATCTTCATCACCCCACGTAGGCACTAACCCTTCAACATTCCAAACCTCTCTGCCCTTCATATTATTCATAAATACCCCAACACTATAATACCATAAAAACAACACGTTGTCAAGTTCAATCATCAAATATTCCTTGACTATTCGAATTGAATTAAATTAAACCCTTTTTGGCGGACTTTAAAACCGAATAAATTTGACGGAGCGGCATGTGTATATAGGTCTAACAGCAAAAGGGGGTGTAGGGGGGTGCGTATGTCCGTGATGTATGCGTATGTTTTCCTATCCTCATCCGAGAACGAGCGCGCCCGTGTCCGCCGTGAATGTATCAAAAGTCCCAAAACAAGCCAAGAATGGGGGTAGTTTATGTCCATGATGTATGATTCAAGCCTTCAGGCGGGGGTATAGAGTATATCATACATTCTGAATAAGCGGGATTCAGGCGTTATGTGTATTATGGTGTGATATTAGCCTGTTTCAGGCGTAGGCTTCAGCGTGCTTCTGGCGTGTTCAGTTATATTATCTTTATTTGAATTATCTTTATAAAATGCTTGACAAACGGGAGGATGTGTGTTATACTGAATACAGAAAGAATATCAAGGGAGGAAAAATGAGATCAACAAATCAAGGTAAATTCGATCGCTATGAAGCAATTGTAAGAGGTCTTACCCTTGCGAAGAAGTGGGCGAACGACCCGAACGGCACCTGCGGAAACCCTTCTGCTACAAACGAGCTAAATAATAACGCTATCGAAAGATGGAACCTGACAGAGGACGAAGAAGGAAAGCCGCTCACGCCGCTTGGCGTGGCAAACGACATTGTAAGTGCGATGTGGAACTGAAAGCCACGTGGAAGGAAGAAAAGGAAAAAAGAAGGTGAGGGTCATGCCATATTCGATTAAGCCTCCGCCGCATAAGGCAGGGGCTTTTTCATTTCGGGGATGTTTAACCGAAAAGCAAAAGACTACAGGCGATCAACCCGTAGTCTTTCTTAGCCGTGCCGCAAGGTAATATTAAAACTCCGCCTTGTTAGTTGTCCATGCCTGGACATAACAACACTAGATGGGTTGCCACCCATCAACAGCGAAAACCCTGCTGAATCACTAACGTATGATTTATATAGGATTCTATCCTTACAATACCACACTCACAACCCAAACAATATGACTTTTATCACATTCTACATTTTATTTTTACTCAACCAACTATTCGAAAAACTCGATGAGTTCACTTTTTTACACTTTCAACATGCCGTTGAAATATACCTTTTTGTTGACGTTAACAAATTGGTTGAACGTTGCAAACACTACGTTTCTATCACTTTTAACAAAAGATATGACTTTTGTATGTTAAAACAGGTGTTTATTTCGGAGGTCGTCTCCTTGCTTAGAATCGTCTCTAACACCCCTAATTTCATTTTTAAGCCGTTGAAATTCCTTTTAGGCAGAATCATCCCATGCCGCAGGATTCAAGCCGTTAGATTTCCTCTTTTAAAACGTGTTTTTTACACATCATTTATGATGTATTCTGTTCTTCCGTAGTATTCATCGGGTTTACATTTATTTTTAACATGTTCTTGACATAAAATAGAAAGTGTGCTATAATGAGTCATAAAATAAAAACAGGAGGTTAGAAATGTTTGCACATATAAATATACCAGGATCAGGAAACTTTGAAACTTTCGGACCTGGGACTAAAAAAGAATGTGGAAATTGGATCGAAAAAATACACTCGAAAGTAAAAGCACAAGGGGGAAATATAACAAGTTACTGCCCCGCAGAAATTATTTCCAACGCTGAAGCCAAAAGTTGGAAATACCGAGACGGAACCCATTGTTTTGATTATTATAGAAATAATATTCCCGATGGGCTTGAATGGATTACTTAAAAGTGGAAGCGGTTTTGTGGGGCTTTGAAAAAAAAGGAGGAAAGAAAATGTATAAATCATTTATCAATCAGAAGGTGGGCTACACGTCGGGAAAGATGGGTTGCACTGGAGAGTATTTTCAGTTGATCTGGTTTGATGGGGAATTCAAAGCACATTCAATTATTTATCAGGGCATCTATGGCGGAGAAGCCGCTATAAGTAAAATCATGACTAAAAACGGTTACACTAACCTGTATGTCAGCGTTGGCAGGTTCTACGGCAAATTACAGGCAAAAGATGTTAAGTTCGCATTGAGTGAACTGCAGGCGACTGACAAACTGAAGGAGTTTGGCTTTGAGGAGGCAGAATGAAATATTATAGTCTAAAACATAGTTATGATTCCCCTGAGGAAGATCCAAGATTTATTATTGATGGAGAAAGGGAAGGAGGCTGGGGAAATGGTTATGTTATCATGCCGATAGAACATCCATTGATTTCGTCAGAATTAGATTATAACGCCATCAACGAGGCGTTAAACGTAGAAATCACTTTTAAAGAGAAAGCAGACGGAATAGCCTGTGATGTTCACATACACGAACAGGTCAAGAAAATATCTGAAATATTTAATAATTTAGATAAATATTTCGTAATAGGGTTTGATACAAACAGTTGTCTGCGAAATATTATAGATCACAACGAACGGTTCATTGATGATACCATAAAAAATATCATCAAACGATTAAAAGAACTTGAATCAGCAAAATTCGAATTGGTTTATGAGTGTGAATTATGCGGACATAGTAAATTCAAAATGACTATATAGAGTATTACAAAAGGAGGAAAAATCATGACATGGGAAAGTTTAAAGAAAATGACCAAGCAGGTCATAACAGAAGAGGTTGAAAGGGATGCTTTTGACAAGGACAATCTTTATGATATTATAGATCCAATAGTCCCTGTTTACAATAGCGATATTGTAGAAGTGGCAAATAGTGATTTTAACCGCTTTTACCTTGTTGATGTCGGGGACATCTCACTTGCTGAACCTGCAAGCATTATAAACCTCTTGAGATGGCGAATCCTTGAGGAATTAGAAGAGTTTGCAAATGGTTTTGTGAACCAACTAAAAGTATAGTTTATATAATAATACATGATCTAATCTTATAATATATAGAGAGAGAGAGAGGGTATATATATAGGATCTGAGAAGAATAAGAATAAGACAAGATCGTGTATATACACCTTATTATAGTATATATATATATATAATAACTATAGTGGGGTATCTTCAGGGAATTTAATTCAACTTATTCTCTCTCTCTCTGACAATGGCTTGACTTATTGGATTTTTACTTTGTTTTTTAACGGCTGGAAGTGCCGATGAGAAGTTACTTTCAAAGTCCCGCCTGTGCGGGCAGACAGAATTATTAGGAGGAAATTAGAAATGAGAAAGTATTTTGAAGATGATAAGAGAAAACATTATCAGGAATTGAAAGTGGCACCTGATTTCAAGCACCTTGAAACAAGAGAAGAAATGGTCGGGAACGGATGTCATGGGACATTCATGAGAAAGTATTACCCGTTCATATTTGCCTTCGGGCAGGTGTGGAGAAGATTCAGCCACGACGTGGACAGAGCAAATGACTGCACTGTCGTCTGGTTCGAACTGGACAACCGAAAGAGTATATATAGCTGGGAAGCCAGAAAAAAAGAACTGGCTTCAAAAAAATAGAATTCACAGACAGGCTTCTTGCGAGGTCTGCCTTAACTTTTCAAGACCCGCCTGTGCGGGCAGACAGAATTATTAGGAGGAAATTATGACAAAAAAAGAAATTTATAAAGATTTAGAGAAGGTTAAAGAGAAAATGATTGAATACGTTGTGGGTTTTATTGAAAACAAGGGTTTTTGTAAGACGATAACACAGCATAAGCATATATATCTTAACGGTGGCAGTGAATTTTATGATTCTGTTGTCCATTCCATTGATTCCGATGGCAACATAGATTTGTCAGGCGGTCAAATTGTTAACGTTAGGGATTTAAGCATAAGTGATTTAAAAATCCTTATAACAGAATGTAAGGAGGAAAAATGAGTTTTGACGTAAAAGCATGTTTATTATTGGAGGCGGTCAACGCCGTTCTGCCAATAACAAAAGCCATCGAAAAATGGCAGAAAAACTTAAAACTAATTAAAATAACAATTTTGGGTGGTAGTGCTATCGTTGAGGCAACAAACTACGATGTTGTTATAAAAAAAGAAGTAAAATTGCTCTCAAGTTTTATTGACGATCCTTTTTGTGTCGATGGAAAAACCTTACAACAGGTTCTGTCTAACATTGACAAAAACGATAGGATAGGGTTGAGCAAAGAAGAGAACCTTAAAATAACAGTGTTAAGCACAAGTGAAATATACACCCTGCCGTTAAGCGACGTTGAAAAATACCAGACAAGAGGATTTGAGGGTTTTAGCCTCGTTAATTCATTTAAAATGGATTCTATGGATATTCATGACACAACAAAAAAACTTTTAATGTCCATAGCACCAAAAGACGTAAGAAGAGAAAGCCTTAAGAAAGTTTATTGTGAACTGGAGGGAATGACCCTCAAGTTAACTACAACAGACGGCAAGCGTTTAACGCACATTGAGTATAATATTATTCCAGAAAAAGAAACAGAAAAAAAGATTAGTTTTTATTTAACCGACAATGCAATAAAGAACCTTTGGCGGTTGACAAAAACCAACAAAAAAAAGGGCGGTAAAACATATTTTACCATCTTTGAAAACGACAAGGGACGCAGAATAATTGAAATAAATGGCAAGAACGATTATTTCCAAGAAATAAAAGATTTTGGCATTGTCGTTTACGATAATGATAATACAAGTTTTGTCGGGTATGGCGAGTTAATAAAAAACAACAGAAACAACATTATAACCGTTAATAAAAAAGACTTTTTAAGGTTTTTAAAACCGATAATAAAACTAAAAGAAAAAGATAACGATAATTATGTGGCGGAAATTGAATCTTTCGCCGATGGAAAAATAAAAGCGGGGGCAAACTCTTTTGCAGGTATAACAATTTCAAAAAACATGAAAAGTATTGTTCAAGGTAATGTTAAGTTTAACATTAACGCGAAATTGTTTTATGAAATGGTTGATGTATTGAACAGTGAGGAAATAGATATTATCGTTAATAGTTCTTACGATCCAATAATAATAAAAGATAATAATGAGCATTTTTCATCGAACGAAACGTTTTTGATAATGCCTATAAAACCAAAAGGAGGCGTAAAATGACGAAGAAACAATTTGACAAAAAGTGGAAAGCCACAGAAAGGTTTCGAAAAGAAATGGTTGATTTTCTTTACGAGTTTATAGAAAGCGAAGAGAACTGCCAAAAACTCATAAAAAACGAACGATTTGTGATGTATGGTAATGGTTTTATGGCAGGTGAGATTATTTCGATTGAAGATGGCGTTATCGAAACCGATGACTGTTGCGAAATTAGAATAAAGGACATGAGTATGTCCGACTTGGAAAGCATAATTAGCGAAATTTTTCAGGAGGGGGAATGAATAAATCATTTATTAATCAGAAAGGGGGGTGTTTAAAATCAGAAGAGCATTAGGATCATTTATCCGTTATTTCCAAGATGATATAACTGAAGTCGAACTCAACGATGAGTTAAAAAATATGACCTTCCGAGATTGTAAAGAACAAATAAGGGAAATAGAAATTGAGATTGAAGAGCGTAAGGGTTCCGTAATTCATTGTCAAAAAATGATAAAAAAAGATAAAGTAAAGATAATTTGGTTAAAAAACAGATTGAAACAAATTAAAGAAAGGAGATCAAATATTAAAAAATTTAACAAATGATGAAATAATAATAAGTGTAGTAGGGCGATCACAAGCAATGATAGATATCTTGTTGGATAGATCACATCCAAAGAATGAGTTTTTTAAAAGCATGGTTATGCGATATTTAATTTTGATGATGTCTGACATGGCAGAGTTTAAACCCGAATTGGGAGGATAATATGATATTAAGAGAATACAGGTATCGTAACTATTCGTTAGTGTGGTATAAAGACAATGATGTTTATTTGTATTATCGGTATAAGAAAATCAAAAGAAGGTTGTGTAAAAACAAATTTGAAGCCAAAAAAACATGGAATAAATTTGTTCGTAAACTCAACGGAAAGCATGACGTGATGATATTAGATGAAAAGATGTGAAGGGTAGGTTTACACTTGCGAGTGTAACGCTTCACTTCACGAGGTGAAAAGGTTAGTTTCCTCCATTGCGGAGCATGTGAAAACATGCTCTTTTTTTATGTTGACAATGTAACATTGATGTGCTATAATAAAAGTATAAAAGGAGGCATGAAATGAGGCTTATGTATTTGGATATTGTGATAGGAATAAATTACGAGGGCTATGTGTTCAAACAGTCGGTTAGATCCGAAACCATTATCCGCGTTGGTTTTCAAGAGATGGCAAAACACCTTACGAATAATTTTGTTCGTGAAGTTGTCGAACACTCTTTTTGTTTGACAGACAAAAAGAAGGTTGTGATTATTTCTACGTATCATCGTTCATGTTTTGGTGATGCCAAACCTGACGATTCCAAGATGGTTATAGAGTCATCTTTAACCGACATTGGAAAAACAATAAGAATCTTTGTTGAACGAGAGTTAAAGAGATTTTACAACGAGGATGAAGTTATAAAATGGCGGAACATAGAGGAGGCGCGCAATGACAAAGATGGATCCATTGGACAAGATCAAATATAAAAACGGCGATACGGCTATTTTAACCGAAAAGGAAATTGTTATTTACAAAAAGGACGAGAAGGGTTTTTGGGACATTAAAACCCTTAAAATGTCAAAGAAAATGATTAAAATAGAGTGGGAAAGACTTAAAGAGGAGGCGGATAATGGATAATAACGAAAAAATCTCTATGTTTATACCGTCGAAGATCATTGATTCTGTTGGTGGCATTGAATGGAAACCAAATTATTATAAACATGTTTGCTCTGTATGTGGTGGCAATGGCGTTGTTGACGGATACAAAAACGGGCGATACCTTCACAGTAAGTTTTGCTCGTGTCCTAAAGGGAGAGAAAACGCTGAGCGAGCAAAAAGACAACTTCCGACATGGGAAGAAAAGCCGTTTATTATAAGTGCCGATGACTGGGTTGGGTTTTATGGATCACCCGCAAAGGAGGAGGATGAATAATGGAAACAGCAACAATATATATTTTGGCATACTCTGTTCTTGTTATGGGCATACAGATGCTCAGAGAAGAGAGAGGGGACTTGCAATGAGCAAGCGAAGAAAAACCAAATTTGACAAAGTGAACATCTATTGCGAGGGAGATCCCTGGTTTGTGCCAGCCGTGAACATCAATAGGGATTTGGATGTTTACGATCCCAAATACAAGATATGGTATTACCTGAAAGTGGGCGCGCATCTTGGCATAACCCGTTTACAAAAGGAGTATAAAGGCATGTCTTTTGTTTCTATATATTCTTTTGACTCCAAAAAGGAACCTGTTGCCTATTTAATCTCAGAAAAAGAAGCGAAAAGACTTGTGAATGAGGCGGACAGGCAAGACCTCTATAAAAAGTTTTTCCCTCGTTATACCGACAGGACGAGGGAGAACTGGAAGAAGTTTAAAGCAGTTCGTGTTGATGTAAAACATCACGACATGCTTATGTCTTTGAAATACCAAACAGGAAGATCGATGACAGCCCTTATTGAAGAAGCCATTGATGAAAAATACAGGAAGGAGTTTGACATATGATTAAAATAATTTTGTGGGTGTTGGGAACTCCACTATTGATTATCATTTTGATGCTTATGGTAAATGATCTTTTTGAGCAAGCAGAATTGAGAAAATGGAAGAAAAAGGGATATATTATTAAAAAAAATATATATGCGATACCAATTAAAAATATTAACAACATAAAAACAATCAAATTTGAAAGAGCTGGGAGCAGTCACAACAGTAGTAAAACAAGTCGTTTGACAATAGTTACATATAAAAAAATGGAAAAAGAAGAAGTGATGGAATTTATATACAATTTCATTATTATAAACATCGACGGATATTCTAAGCCTGTTAAGGAAACATGGAAGGAGGATAGTGGAATGTATTCAATAAAAACTATAGATAGAATGTATCACAAAGGAGATCGTTGCGGTATTGATGTTATCGGTGTAGAGCATTATAATGATAAATACTTCGGCAATACAGTTATAGATTATAACTTTACAAAACACCATAATGCCTTCGGCTGTTATGACAGAAGCAACGAAAAATTATACCAAGAATAGTTTGACATTTAACATTAAACATGCTACAATAACGTTGAGGTGATTACATGAATTTAGAAAAATATTTAGGAGAAACATCTGTTGTTAGATACAAAAACGACACAAGAAACGATCCTTATTATAACGAGGACGATGACGAGATTTCCGAGCAGAGAACGATCGATGAAGTAAACGATCTCACAAGAAAAATTGTTGATATTCTTAACAACGCTTTTTCAGACTTATACAATATTGATTTTCCGACAGGTTATCTAACGGATGCTATAAAACAATGGCTGGAGGAGGTTGGAGAATGAACGCTATAAAACTCGTGAATAAAAAGAACCTCAGCCGTGAGGATTGGCTCAAATGGCGGCAGAAGGGCATTGGGGGAAGCGATGCGGCTGCAGTAGCAGGGCTGAATCGTTGGCGTTCTCCTTTAAGTGTCTGGCTTGATAAAACAGGACAAACAGAACCAATAGAAGAAAATGAAAGAATGTATTGGGGGACGCAACTTGAAGAAGTTGTGGCAAGGGAGTTTACAAAAAGAACAGGCAAAAAGGTTCGTAATGTAAACTATATTTTGGGACATGCTGATTATGATTTTATGCTTGTGAATGTTGACAGGCTCGTTGTGGGCGAAAAAGCAGGGCTTGAGTGTAAAACAACGAGCGTTTACAGTGCTGATAAATGGACGGAAGACGAGGTTCCGCCCGAAGGATTTCTTCAGTGCCAACACAGCATGGCTGTTACTGATTTTGTTCGCTGGTATCTCGCAGTGCTAATAGGCGGTCAAGAGTATAGATGTTTTGTTGTCGATCGTGATGACGAGGCAATAAAACATTTAATAAAGATTGAATCCGAGTTCTGGGATAAGGTTGTGAACATGGAAATGCCATCTCCCGATGGCTCAAAGGATGCCGACGATGTTTTAGACAACCTTTATACATTTGTAAAGCAAGAAGAAATATATTTGCCACCAGAAAACAAAGGCTGGGTTCAGCAATATTTAGAAGCACACGAAAACATGAAAGACGCTGAGAAGCGTAAAAAAGAGGCACAACAACAGTTGAAACAAAGTCTTGGAGAGTTTCACAAGGGTTTTGTTGATAACTTTGAGGTAGGATGGGTCAACAGTGTTTCAAGGCGACTTGATTCCAAAACCCTAAAAGATCAGTATCCAAAAATATATGACAAGTTTGTGGTAGAAAGCCAACAAAGAAGATTTTCTATTAAAAAACTAAAAAAGGAGAGTAAAAATGAATAAAAACACAACGCAGGCTCTTGCAAAAAGAGCGGATAATCAGGCTTTATCAAAAAGAGAACCAACAGTGGAAGACTTTTTAAAATCTGTAGGTTTTAAAAAACAAATGGCAATGGTGTTACCAAAACATATAACACCAGAAAGGCTTGCAAGGTTGGCTTTATATGCAATAAGGACAACACCTAAACTTTTAGATTGCACAAGGGACAGTGTTCTCGCTGCAGTAATGCAGTCTGCCCAATTGGGGCTTGAGCCTGGTCTTCTTGGGCATTGCTATTTTATTCCTTATGGGCGAGAGTGTCAGTTTATAATTGGTTATAAAGGATACCTTGATCTCTTGCGACGATCAAGCGAAATCGCATCGTTAAATGTTCATATTGTTTATCAAAACGACAAACTTAATCTTGTTTACGGCGTTGAGGAAAAACTTACCCATGTCCCGTGGTATCTTCGTGAAGATAAAACTTTCGAGGATGGTGGAGATATTAGGGGCTGTTATATGGTAACCCGTTTTAAAAGTGGCGGTCATCATATTCACTACATGCCGTATCAAGACATAATGAAGAAAAAGGCAAGATCCGCATCAAGAAACAGTTCGAGTTCACCGTGGAACACTGACTACGAAGCGATGATAAGAAAAACTGTCGTCAGGGATGCTATTAAATGGCTCCCCGTGTCAATTGAAAAGATAGATGCTTTGTCAAGAGATGAAACGATTGCACATTTACCTGATTCAAAAGAGGATTTTGAAAGTGGTAGTTATATTGATTATGTGCCTGCTGAACAAGCAAAAAAAGAAACAGCCATTGAAACACAGAGAAAAACATTCAACAACCTTTGCCAAGACGCCCTTGGTAACGATAAGAACGCAGTTAATGATTTAGTCTTGCAATATGCGAGTGGCAAAAACATGCCTGATATTACTGTTGATGAATACAAGACGATGATAGGTGTGTTAAAGGGGCTTGTGGAGGGCAACAATGAATAAGTTCTTCTTAATGGGTCGTTTGGCAAGGGATCCAGAACTGAAATATACCAATGGTGGCAAGCAACTTTGCACATTTTCTGTTGCCCAAAACGACAGAAAGGATCAACCTGCCAACTTCTTCGATTGTGTAGCATGGGAAAAAACGGCAGAATTGATCAATCAGTATTTAAAGAAGGGTTCGCAAATACTGATTGAAGGCTCAATCAAAATCGACAAGTGGCAGGAGAAGGAAACGGGTAAGAATAGAACCAAATACAAGGTTAACGTGTATCGGTTTGAATTCGTTGGTTGTAAAAACAACGACAACAACCAACAAGAACAGCAAGAACAAAAAAACACTATCTCTCAAGAAACTGTAGAGGACATTACAATCGATGAATTTGACGCTAACGACATGCCGTTTTAAAGGGAGGCTAAAAATGGATTGGACTGTAATTAATGCTATAAGTGTTTTAAAAGAGTATAATGAGATGAAAGTGGAAATGTTAGTTAAGATATTAAAAAGAGTTGAAAACTTTCCCTCAACAGGATATGATTATGCTACCGAAGACTTGTTTTTGGTGAAAATACCAGGGGATAGTTGCTCCTCTACAGTTAACAACTTAACTGATTGTGGTTTTCATTATACAGAAAAAGACACAGAAGAATGTTATATAACTTATGACTGTTTAGACTTAGAAGGATTATGTATATTATACCAGTTCTTGGAGATTACAACAAAATACAGAACTAAGGAGGGTTAAAATGAGCGAACATGATGTTAAAAAAATATTTCCACATTGGGATGAATTTGTATCTTTTGCTCCCAAAAGAGATAAAGATGATGAAGAAATTCTCATAAAATTAAAAGAAGAGATATACGAGTGGATATACAAAAACAACAGATTGTTGCATGAACACTCTAATCTTATTACGGAATACGATAAATTGTTAACGAATACACTTTCAACCCTTGTTTGTATGAACGAAACAAATATTATAGAAGGTGCTATTGCTGGCTATATAACAAACCCAAAAGAACCAAACCACTTGCTGTTGCTTGGTGCGATATTTAATGTTATATTCGAAGAAACCGAAGAGCCAAAGAAGCGGGTTGAAGGAAAGGAAATAACAAAATGAATAAAAGTGAGGATTTGGTCGGCGTAGAAAGTGGAAAGAAATATTCCATAATCTATGCCGACCCGTAACCGCCCTGGTCATATCGCGATGCCACTTGTCGAGGTGCCGCTAAAAATCACTATGACGTAATGACGGTTGAAGAAATATGCGATATTCCAGTTAAAAATATTGCTAACGATGATTGTATTTTGTTTATGTGGGCGACGTTTCCAAAAATTGAAGAAGCCTTGAATGTAATCAAGGCGTGGGGTTTTAAATACAAAAGTGGTGGCTTTATATGGTTAAAAATAAACAAGAATAAAAAAACACCATCTTATGGTCTTGGCAGATGGACGAGGGGAAATATCGAACCGTGTTTGTTTGCCACCAGAGAAGGCTCGGAAATGTGTCCAGAAGATATTGTTGATGTTGAACCATGCCTGCTTGCGACAAAAGGTAAACCAAAAAGAGATTGTGCGGGTGTTTTCCAGTTGATCGTTGCTCCGTCTATGGGGCATAGTGCCAAACCACCCGAAACACGAGATAAGATAGTCAAATTAATGGGAAGCCTACCACGAGTGGAACTTTTTGCACGAGAACAAGCCGATGGCTGGGATGCCATTGGCAACGAAATAGACGGACGGGATATAAGGGAGGTAATAAAATGAATAAACTGGAGAAGTTAGGGTATAAGAAAGTGGTAGATGATGGATCTTTTGAGTTGTGGAGTTTAAACTATAAAGATGGTGAAACTGGGAAGGTTGGCTTTTTATTTGCTCTTGTCGTCAAGAATCATCGTTATATGGACAATATGGTATTTAAAGCAGGTTGTTTAGATCGTTTGTTTCAAATATATGAAACAGTATGTGAAGGGAAACGCGCTATTTGATATAACAAAGAGGGTGTTTCAAATTATAAAGAATATTACAAGGAGGCAGAGAATGAACTTTAAACCTTTAGGCGATAGGGTGTTGGTGAAACCAATCGTAATGACAGAAAAATCAAGAGGAGGAATCGTTTTACCATCAAACACGGGACGATACCTTCCAAAAGGTATTGTCGAGGCAACAGGTCCAGGCAAGAAGAACAGCGAAGGGAAAATCATACCAATGTCTGTTAATATCGGCGACACGGTATATTATAGTCAAGGTGTCGGCGAAATATTAAAAATTGACGGCGATGAATACATCCTTCTGCGTGAGGTTGGCATAACCGCTAAACAAGGGGGTGAAACAAAGTGAAACCATTACTTTTGAACCTATACAATTTAATGCAAATGTTGTCTTTGATAATGATTTCAGTTTTTATTATCAGTGCAACTATTTTCATTTTCTTGAGAGCCTTATCATTTATAATAGATGAAACAGATGAGATAAACAAAAAACGCTATGAGGCATATGACAAACAAGCAGAGAGGATAGAAAAAGAATATGAAAACAAAGAACGTTTATATCGAATAATGAAAATGGATGCTGAGTGGATTTCGTGGAACTATGGGGAAGCAAAAATGTATAAACATGGGGAAAAACAAAACTACAATCTGGTAAAGGTAAACACAATTGAACAACAATAAAAAAACATGCCCAGCGTGTGGAAAGGAGATCATCTTTGGTGAATCGCTTGGTTTCAGATTTCCGAAAATGTGTGAATGTCAAGAAAAAAAGGAAAAAGAAAGAGAAGAGAAGGAAAAAGAAACCCGTAAAAGAGAAAAATTAGAAGGATTCATGGAAGCCTCTGGTCTTGGAAAAAGATTCAAGACAATGGTTTTCAAGAAGTTCAAAACGGAAAGCGTTTCAAAGGAAATAAAAGAGGCACACGGCAAAGCATGGCTGTATGCCAAAAACTTCGAGAAATTACACAAGACGGGAAGGGGAATTCTTTTTTACGGGAACACGGGTGTTGGTAAAACACATCTCGCATCAGCAATCGCAATAGATGTTATGCGACACAGCGAAATGTCGGTTATTGTTTATAACGTTGTTACTCTTTTTAGGAGGCTTAAAGAAGCAATAGGGAAAGGAGAGAGCGTTAACGAAATAACAAAAAAAATAAAACGTGCCAGGCTTGCGATTCTTGACGATATAGACAAAGTCAAGTCAACGGACTGGACAAAAGAAATTTTGTATGATATAATTAACACAAGATACGAGAACATGCTACCCTTAATAGTAACTTGCAACTCCGAACTGGACGTGTTGGACGGCAATATTGGAGAGGCGAGCATGTCAAGGCTTTATGAGATGTGTCGGATGTTGCCGATGCACGGAAAAGATTGGAGGAGAAAATGAATAAGAGAATATACAAAACAGAAATAGTAAAAGTAAAAGACCACATAAACGATAAAAATGTCTTTGTTGGGTTTTTTAAGAACTTTCCAGACGACACGATAATAGCGAATACCGCGTTTGAGGCTGAGCGAATGTTAGTTGAAACAATCGACACGGAATTAACGTTCAAGGAAGACAAGGACGGCTATCTTGAAAACAAAATCAACGTTACTCCAGACGGCAACTTCTGGACATAGGAGGTATGGATGTATATACTGGCGATAGACCCAGGTCAAAACGGAGCGATGGCGGTATTCAAGGACAAAGAACTTAAAAGCCACGAGTCTTTTGATTGCCAAAAACACGCACAAAAAATGTTTGGTTTAAAAAACCTAAAATCTGTAACCCAAGATCATAAGATAGAATGTTATGAAGCAATATTTGACCCACTCTTTGAAGAGTATATCATCGACCATGTCGTATCCGAACACCCTACATTAAATTCGGGTAACGCAGTAAGCAAACTGAACCAATGTGAATACGTCTGTGTTATCAGACAAGCCTGCAGAAAGCATAAAATACCCTTAGAGGAACTATGTGTCCCAACAATAAAAGCAATGGCTAAAAAGGTTGCCTTTGGCGACGACAAGGACGCCTGCAAGAAAGAAATATACAGAGTTTCACTTGAAACTGGATTAACCCTCTCAAAATCAGAAACAATGGCTTCTGTGTGTAAACTGTATGGCTTTACCCCTAAATACAAAGAACATAAACGTGAGATTGATAGCATTACTGACGGAGAAGCAGACGCCATTGCGATAGGGTTGGCATTTTTGAACAAGGAGGTGTTGAAATGAGCGAACATCTGCACGGTAAAAGAAAAAGAAGCATTGATGAACTTCTGTATGCTGTTGGATCTGGTGAAAAATTTATAATGCTGGATAACGGGTTGCCGTTGGGGTATAACAAAATAGAAAGTGTTAATGATGCAAAAAAACTTGCAAACAATATGGCTAATACTGGTTATTATCCTGCTGGTTTAGATCCTTGTTTTGCTGCAGGGATTAATGGTGGTTGGGAAAATGGGGTTTGTCCAATTTACAGGATAGATAAAAGCGAATGTTCCTGTGGTGAGGAATGGTGGGGTGAGTTTGAAGAGATTTTAAGCAAGGAGGAAGAAGATGAGTGTGTATAATTTGTTAGAGGTTTATATCGGCGATAGCAAAATATATTCCTACGAGGGTGGCGATCTTTTTTTAGAACACGTAGTAACCATAAAACTGCGTGATGGCGATACTAAACAGGCAACGGAGATTGTGATTGAGAAAGATAAAGACACCAAGCGATTGAGTGTTAGGATTAAATAGGTGAAAAAAATGAAAAATGAAAGATTGATAGAATCAGAAAAAGAACAAGTGGACGAGGGGGTAGAGAATGTCTGAAAACATATCAGGAAGAAAAATTATAGATAATCAAATAGAAATACTCATAACAAGGATAAGCAATATGAATATAAATTATCCCATTCACGATGGATCGAGCGAGGGATTAATAAGAACACAACAAATGCTTTTAGAATTACTTAAATTCCGAATTGATAATTATTAGGAGAAATAAAATGACGATGATTAACAAGGTGATATTAATTATACTGGTTGTGTTTTTGGCTATTATAATTTTTAAAATGTATCTGTTGGGTTTGGCTGTTTATTACAACACTATATACGGTATGGGGTCAAGATCAATACGTTATGACAACGATGAATATGAAATACTTCTTGATGCGATATGGAAACTCAAACAAGCCGATCCGCATCGCAATGACAATAGAGCGAACAAAGTAGCACTCATGAATGTGCATATATCGCCATGTCTGCTTCGTGGGGAAGAGGGTAAGAGAGGCACGCTTGCGGTGTTGAGCAGGTTGACACAAATAAACCCGATTATATTTGTTTCGCCTCGCTTACTACACGACGACTTTGGAACCAATGTATTGTTTGCAGGCATACTCTTGCATGAATGGGTTCACACAACACAGTTGATACCCGCACAAGGGGAATACGAAGCACACGACATGGAATTTGATTTTTACTACAGGTTATATCAATATTATCTTCATAAGGATGATAGAGATTTAGCAAAAACTGTCCGCGACGTGGCGGAATCAAGGGAGATGGAAACAAATGAATTGTATCGGTTTAAGGGAATTTATCATTTTTTGGTTGAGAATGATTAACAAGGAGGAATAATGGGAATAAGGTTTCAAATAAACGCCAAGTGTCCAAAATGTGGCAATGGTTTGTCCGTTGAGGAAACACTGGATCCAGAATATTACATCGACAAGGACGAGAAACAAGACCTCGTGTGTTTGTTCTGCGGGTGGAGGCTGCCGTTGGTGAGGTTGGATGAGAATTTATACGGCGAAATAGTCGAGCAGGTATTTCAACAAAAGAAAAGTAAAGAAGTGTTTGCATCCCTCATGGCTGAAGAAAAACAGGAGAAAGCAAAAAGAGAAGCAGAATACAAGAAAAAGGTGAAAGAGTGGTGGAAAAACCATCGCAACAAAGGGGAGGTGTTGTAATGGAAGAAGAAACACTAAACTGTAGATTATATATAGAAATAGCAATGGTGATTGGCAAGCGATTGGAAATAAGAATGGAGGAGGAGGAACAAACATTGAATATCAGGGGAATTATTAAGAATAGGGTGAGTTGGTTGGCAGAGCGTATAGACAAGTGTGATCTTGCTTGTGAGGTTATATCATTAGAAGATAGGATTATATCATACATACAAATGTATAACAATATGTTCGGCGATGAAATATTATATAATATGAATATCTCAGACATAAAAACTTTTGACCATTGCCCAACGGAGGAGGAGGTTAAAAAACAATATGAAGAAACTGAAAATAATAATTGAGTTGACAAGGTCTAAGAATGGATATGAAACTTGTTGTCGAAAATTACAACTTTACGGATATGGAGAAACGGTAGAGGACGCGTTGTGGAGTTTGTCAGAAGACTATAAGCGTCAAGAGAGTTTTTTCTCACGGGCAGCAAAAGGCGATTTGAGCAAAAAAGGGCTGGTTTACCAGAGAAGGTTCAAAAAAATGGAGATAAAAGATGCCAAAAATAACGATTGAATTAACAAAAGAAGATGACGGATACATGCTTGGTTGCAAAGAACTACACCTTTATGCGGGAGAAGAAACCCTAAAAGGAGTCTTTGAAGATTTCGTTGACCAATACAAACACTTTTACAAGGAATACACAAGGTTGCCCGACGAAGAATTGCACGAGTCAGCGTTGAATATCAAGAAGAAGTATATTGATATGGGAGGTGAAAAATGTCTGAAATAGATGAACTGAGAGAAGAATTAAAATATCATAATCACTTATATTACATCGAAAACAAAATTATAATTACTGATGCGGAATACGATCAAAAAATGCGGCAATTAGAAACAATGGAAGCAGAAAGCGATGATCCAATACCTGCGGATTCACCGACGCAAACAGTGGGATCGCCACTCACAGGGGAACTTGAAACTGTAGAACATGACACGCCAATGTTGGGGCTTAAAAAAACCTCCAATTTTGATGACATTAACAATTTTATCCGTTAATTTTCAATGAGCAAACCAACACCAAAGGAGATTAAAATGAAAAGCATAAAAAAAGTGATAGAGGGTCAAATAAAAATACTTGAGGAAGTTGTCCAAGAAAACAGGGTTTTGGCGGGGAGAGTGGATATTAGCGATAACGGCTGTTTCTCAAAGATGATCGAGGCAGAAGAAAAACTGACATCATTGATACGGCTTTATATTAATATTTATGGGACGGAGTGAACTTTTACTGGAACATTGTCCACAAAGTTACAGGAAAGGTTAACTACTTGACAAAAGAGAAAATGTGTGATATTATAATAGAGAACCACTTTAATGTTGAATAACAGGTTGGTGGTGTCTTGCTCCCCGAACATTCACCGTATGGTGGTCTGTCTGGGACATCCAGAATAGGGGAGCATAAATGGGGATTAAGGGTTTAGACGCTTGTTAAAAACGTGAGGCGTGCCAAGCGGACGTGGGTTCGATTCCCACAATCTCCACCAAAACGGCAGCGTAGTTTAACTGGTAAAACACCGAGCAAACGATGGCTCGGAGATGTTGGTTCAAGTCCAGCCGTAACCACCATTGTGCAGGAAACGCCAAGAGAAAACCCTTTGAATAGCATCTATAAGGTGCTATTTTTAGTTAACAAAACCTCGGTAGTTATAAACATATACCGAGGTTTTGTTAACTAAATTGTATAAAGATGTGAATAAGTTTTGACGTTTTGTCAACAAGCCTAATCGACTATTAATCAACTATACATAGACTCTAATTCCATCAACGACTTGAAATTAAACTCTGAATGGTCGGGATTGGTATGCTCTACGAGGACAATACCCGCCCACTCAGCCCTTGGGGTGTCTTCTGAATACTTATGGGTATGACGGAAGAAGCAACCTCCACAAACGCCGTATATAACAGGTGCGCCAAATCTTTTTAACTCTCTGCAGTCTTTCTCGTGGGTGTGTCCATAAACAATACTCTTACTACACTTTTCTAAAATTGTTTTTGTGGCATATACTCCGCCTATGGGAGTTTTTTTCTTGTTCATAACGGCATGTGTTACCATTATGTCTTGTATGTGATAGAACTTTCTATAAGGAACAAACTCATTAAATCTCTCGTTGATACGAAAATCTTTAACAAGATCAACAAACCCGCTCATCTCTGGACGTTTTTCTACATATCTATGAATTCTATCTTCGTGGTTGCCTTCTATAAATATCTTAACTATGTTTTTGTCAATGTCTTTTAATATTAAATCCAACGCCCTGTTTGCAGCGTAAATATCTTTTTCATAACGAAAACGAAAATTTTCTTTTGTTAAATTTTGATCTTCATTGTATTTAGATATGCTGTCCAAGTTTTCAAGATCGCCATTAAGGATAAACACGTCGGGCTTCCAATCCTTGATAAACTTATTAAGGTAAATAAACCTTACAAGGTCATCATCCTCATAATACGTATGGGGATCACAAACAATAAGCGTTTTGGATGGCTGAAACGGTTTATCTTGTGCTCTTAATAAAGCGTTCCAAAAACGCACGGTTCTTGGTGCCACCCTGTAGTATCTTGATAAAAATTTCTCTGTAGTCCCGTGTTTCTTGACAACTTCTTCAAAACCTATTGGATACATATTGCCTCCCTGTTATTTTCTCAGTTTTCTTAATGGTCTTAACTTTCTTAAAGGTCTTAGTTTTCTTTTCTTGGAAGCGTTCATTCTTTTGATAAAAGTTAGTGTCGTGTGTTTTATAATAGGTGCAAATATTCCAAACTCTTTTTTTAACGCTGCGTCAACCTTTTTGTTTTCTTTTAATTCTTTCTCTGTTTTTGTCCATGGGGTTTGCAGTAACACGGGAGCAATAACCTTAACAGCATACCTAAACCAATTATCGCTCGGTCTGCCATATTTTGGATCATAACCAGCAGCCAACGCTATAAGAGCATGAATTGCGGGTTGTCCTTTACCTATAGGAGAAACATCTTCAAAAAGTCTTATAAGTTTATAAGGAGATTGTCTTTCAATATATGATTCGAGATGTGTGGAAAACTTGTTTAATCTATGATAATATCTAAGCCCCACTGTTAAAGGATCTGCATGATAAAGGGTAACACCTTCCTTGTTTTCATACCTAACCCCAAATTCCTTTGCTTTAAACTCAAGTTTCTCATTTATAAGGTGTCTTGCTATAATTATTGCGGTAGCGATAAGTAAACCTCTCGCATTAACATAACTTTCTCGTGGTGGTGTTTTTTTGCCTTCTATTTTTAACATTTCTTTCGTAAACAATTCTTGTTTTTCGCCAATTGGAATTCCACCCTTACTAAAAACACCTTTTTTACCTATGCCATAACGCTTCATTGTATCTATCACATTTCCCGCAATAATACCACCTTCTTTAATTAAACCACCTGTCATTTTGGCAATAAGTTTTAACATGGCAATGTTGTATGTTGGGGTATAGAGAAACTTATTAAAATAATCTCTTGTCTTTTTTGGTATGTCAGCATAATCTCCATGAAATTCAGCAGCCATTTTTGAAGCCTCTGCGGAAGTAAACCCCTCTTCGATAAAGTGCGCTCGTGTTATCATTCTTATGATATGATCGCCCGTCCATGTTAACTTGTGAATATTTTGCATTAATCCCTCTATGGCGGGAATTCTCGCTTCATATAACTCTTTTATTGATGTTTTATCGAGTGCCGCTAATTTTTTAACATCAACCTCCATATTAATAAATTCATTATACATATATGAGAGAATATTGTTTTCACGAATAAGTCTATCAACATCATCTATTGTCGTTCCCCATGGAATAGTATATGGAGTTGAAAACAATGCTTCTTCCATAGCATCCCAATAATCTTTATCTTTAAAAAGGACCGATTTGAGGGCTTTTTTTATGTATTTTGGTGCTTTTATGTTTATTAACGCTCCAGCCATTGCCGACTGAAAAACATCGTTTGTAGCAACAACAGGTGGATTCCAAAATGTTCCCATTTTGACACTCGTTGCAACCTTTGTCCACAATCCTTTTGTATCACCGCCCATGTGGTTTGTTTGTAAAAACTCATCAAGAATAGGATGTGCTTTAAAGCCGAGAAGGTCTGGTGCTACCGATGTTGGTAATGCTGCCCACTCAGCAGGAGCCTTGTGTATAGGCAACAACAAACCTTCTTCTTTTGCAGCGTTTAACGCTCTTGCCATACCTATTTTAATTCCGCTTTGATGTGCGTATGAGGATACTATTCTACGAATATCGGCATCCTCTTCTGTTATTATACCTTGTTTTACAAGGTGGTCTATAAGTTTTGGCAAATTAAAAACATCTCTTGGTTTATAGTATTGAGAAACAAGTTTTTTAAAGTTATATGTGTTTTGCATTATATCACCAAACCACAATTTAAAGGGAACTGGAACATATTCAGCATTAGCCATGTCTATCCATCTTAATTTTCCTTTGTTTTCTGCAATACTATCCAAGAGTTTCCTTTTATCTTCTGGTGTTTTAAATTTTTTTAAACCAGCCTCCATGTGTTTTATTTCATCTTTTAATTTTTGTTTTGCATTGTCGTAAAAACCTTTTGTTAATATTTTTAACTCTTGTTGTTGTTCAAGCATGTCGTCAAAGAACTTCCTTACCATTGTAACGCCCTCTTTTATGGCAGGCTTTGTGTTTGCAGGCATAAGACCTGGTGTTGACGCATACCTCGTTATAAGCGAATAGTCCAATCCCGATAAATCTGGGTTTTCATGTAATGGTTTTATGACATAGTAGAAAGCCTTTTCTTTTACCACCTCCACACCTGAAGCATATCGCCTAAATGCTTCCCCTGTTTTAGGTGCGCCTATGTTCGCAAATTGTTTTACAACAGATATGTTTTTATCAAGACGGTTTAATAGTTTTCGTCCAAAATTCAACGATTTTTCTGTAATATATTGTGTTGCTTGTTTGATCATGGGTGTCATATTGTAACCAACCATCATATCGATAATATTGTCTTGCTGATCATCTGGTAAGTTTTCTATTGTTCCCTCAGGTGCCTTACCGAGGTTTTTTATTATCTCAGATTGTTCTGGTGTTTCTTGTTGAAACACGGTTGGCTGTGTCGGCTCCTGTGTTGCTGGTAGTGGTGCTTGTTCACTTTCAGAAAGCCACCTTTTTAAAACACCAGCCTTTGTTTCTTTGATAGGCGGTTGTGTTACTGGCTCCTGTGTTAACAACGGGCTTGTTTCTGGCGGTATTTCTGGCTCAACCATACTTGCTAAATTCACATCTTCTTTAAACTTTATTTCATCTATATATATTCTTTGGTGATACTCTCCACTCTCAGAGAATCTATCAACCCCGCCGACCATGCTCATACCTATTCCTGTTGTTGGAACATCGCCAACGGGTTTCACGCCCTCTTTGTTGATTATGTCTATCCAACGCCCTCTTTCACGATGTTCTCCTTTTTCAAATCTAAAATTACCATCCGAATGTTGGACAACATTTTCTATAGACTCGTTAACACCCCAATGAAGGGCTTCGCTGTCTTGCATATTATATCCATCAATAACATAACGCACGGATCTTTGGAAATCATTTTCCGATCCTATCATTAATACGCCGTGTTTTTTGTATGCCAATGCTGTGAGATCGTCCACTGTGTTTAGTTTTTCTACACCTTTTGGCGTTACAGATATTTCCCCTTTTCTGGTTGAATAGTCTTTTTTGTCTAATCGTTTTAACAATGGTGCTACTTCTGCTTTTGCGTATATAGACCTACCGCTTTTTGATGTTTTAATTGCTGTTGGGATATAAGAGCCTGTTGTAGCAGGTCCCACTTTTCCAGCACCAGGTATAGTAAACGCTGTTTTTGCTGGAGGTAACATTTTAAGTGTTGGATGACCAACGGGTTTTGAGGCAACGTATTCCGCCGTTTGTCCTTTTAAGCCGCCCTCGGTTACAAACGCTGGGGCATGACCACTTGGAAGTTTGGCTTGAGATATTCCTGGTTTTGGCTTTGCGTAATCACCAGGATCAACATACGAGGCTTTTTGTTGCGGTGTCATTCTGTCTGTTGGCGGAGATGGTAACTGTTTTTCTGTAAACACATGTTGCCAATCTTCTCGCACCCACTGATTCCACATTTTTATTTGATTGCCTGATCGCGAGAACTTGTCAATAATCTTGCGGGTAAGCGTGGGATTAATTTTGCTTGTTGCTTTTGCTACATTGTTAATCCCGCCATTGGCTTTAACCCAATCCACAAAACTATGCACTTTGTAGGGGTTTTTTATATCAACCTTATCAACAGCATTACCAAGTTTGTTAAATGCTTTCATTAACTTGATTTTATTACCCTTGAACTTCATTAATTGTCCAAGTTCGGTATAAAAATAACCTGGTTTTGACTCTATGAATTTTGATATTTGTTTTGTTAATGGCGATAAAGCCATTGAAACAGCCTTAAACCTTGGATCTAAACGATATGAAGCAAATTCAGCAACAGTGGCTTTCAATGCTGCCATTTCTATGTTTTCTGTTTTTGGGTTTATTTCACTACCCTTTGTATATAAATCCATCATTGCTTTTTGCGTGGTTACTTTTTCTGCTTTATCTTCAGGCAATCTCTTAACGCCCGCGTGATGGGCTATTACGTCTAAAAAGTCGGGTTGTTTTGCACATTCCTCTTGCGTTCTCAGTATTGCTTTTTCTGGAATTTTTCTGTTTCCGTATTTCTCGTAAACATCTACTTTTATTCGCATTTTCTCTGGTGTTAAATTGTCAATACCTAAAATTGCTCCCGCTTCACTCATTGTGATTTTTCCGTCTTTATATAGTTCTATCACTTTTCCTGTGCTTTTTGTTTCATTGTGTTCTCTGGCTACTTCTACCTCAAGTTCACGTTTGTTTTTGACACCTTGTGAAAGAGCGGCGGAAACAGTAAAAGCGGGAGTTCCAGCCAACCTAAAACCCTTTATCAAGTGTTCTTTTATATTTGCAGGCTTGTCTGTGGGTGCCGTTGCGTGAAGACCTTTTTGGGGTGCTTCTGGTGTTGTGTATGGGTCTTCTGGTTGTAATTCTCCTATGTCTTGCAGGGTGTGTTCGCCATGTGCTTCAAACACATCGAAAACATTTTGTTGCTTGGGTTCTCCCTCCATGACGAAATTATCAAAGACGCTTTTTTTTGGTTTACTAAAAGGAGAAGAAAACTTGCTGGGGATGTCTTCCGTTAATTCTTGTCCTGCTTTTTCAAAATCGTCAAGAACGCCCATATTATTCTCCTCTATTAATCCTTATATTATAAATACTCTGAAGTATCATTTGAAACTGAACTTCTCCTTCTTCACCTGCTTGCTTAATAATATCTTGAAGTTTTTGTAATGGCATACTATATGCTTTAAGAAGAGGATATTCCCTGCCTGTTTTCTCATCCTTGTATGTTTGAGGTTGGTCGGTAGGTTGATCCCTCATTGCTTGAGGTTGTGCAGTAGGTTGACCAGTAGGCTGTGCTTGAGGCATACCCTGTTGCGGCGGTATCTTTCCAAAAGAAGCCTGTTGAACTGTTTGGTAAACATCTCCTGCGTCAGGATATGGAATATTAAAATGTTTCGCCATTTTGGGACCGTATTTTAACAATATTGCTGTCAAATCTTCTTGTGTTTTATTCTCCAGTATATCAATTTCATCATTGTCGGGATCTGGGACACGTTTTTGGCTATAATATTCATTAGCAAACATTTCTCTTTTTTCTTGTGGTGGTGCTTGTTCTTCATAAGGCTTTTCCTGCCCTTTTCTTTTTATTATTGCATCTATTGCTGTTTTATCGCCCACTTCAACAGCGAGAGATAATGCACTGTCATAATCACCTTTATCAAGAAAAGAAGCAATTCTTCCCCTCACATCCGCCTTCCCTTGTGCCGCTTGCTCTTTATCACGCCGTGTTCTTGCTGTGGTTTCTTCAACAACCTCTTGTTGTCGCCACGCCAACGGGTCTTCAAATCTTGACATTGTTTCGGGCATTGCCTGAAATTGGCTTGCAGCCTCTTGTCTTTGTGTTGGGGGTGCAAGACCAGGTCTTGTTATCTGTGAAGGCATTTCCATTGGCTTGTGGTATTCAGGGACAGCAAACGTTTGTCCTGTTGTTCCTGATGTCATTGTCCCTGTCATTCCTTGCATGGTTCCTGCAGGTTTCTCACGCTGTTTTGCCATGAGTTCCTTCAGTTTCAATTCCCTTGTTTTATACGTGTTAATTCTTTTGTTTAACTCATCTGCATATTTCCTGTCTTTTTCCACTCTTGGATCGTTGTGCATACCAGGGTTGATATGGGTAACATCGTGTAAAACCCTGTTAAGTTCATTTTCCATAAAACCGAGATAATCCATTACCATCCCTCGCTTCCATAATAAGGCGTTGATGTCGGCATATACGTCTGTATGCCGCTTGGGTCTTGAGGCACTGGTGCCACGCCACCGTAATAAGAACCAGACGGAGTTTGTCCAGCCCACATTTCAGGATTACTTGTTGCCACCTGAGGACCCCCGTAAGGGTTGTTTGCGGCATAAGGACTGCCATAAGGTGGACTTGCTCCAGTTCCTGGTCCTGGTGTTTGCGGTTTATCCTGATCAAGAAAATGCTTGCCTTCTGAACCGCCACCAGGTCCGCCTGTCCATGGGGTTGAGCCAGAAATATTAGCGGGAGAACCTCTTTGCAATGCCCCACTTTTCATCATCTTGTTCATCCAGTTCTGCTGGATTAGTGCCTGGTGTGCTTGGTGTTTTTTGAAGTCAAGTAACTGTATCAAATAATCTTGTTTTCGATTTGCTTGTGCTTGCTGCCATGCAAACTGTTGGTTTTGAAGGTTTTGCCCCATCATGTTAAACATTAAAGGAAGAGCCGTCCTTGCTGTTTTTTCTGCACTACTTTGCACTCCCGAACTGCTTAAATTGGCTCGTGATTGTTCTGAAATTGACGGCTTTATCATGCCGACAAGTTTATTCCAGAACGGATCCATCTGCTCAAGCGGGGATTGCGGTGTATAATCAACATATTCTGCCATTTCTACCACTCCTATTTTTTTGGAGCATATTATTCTCCAATTTTATTATATCATATTACAAGGTTTTAGTCAACTTAAATCCTTGTTAAAATTTTTGCCCGTTTTCTTTAATAAGGTTTTTCTTATTAAAATTTTAAGCATTTTTCTTTAATAAGGTTTTCTTGTGGGTCATATTTTGGAGAATGTGACCCACAAACTGTTTTGTGGGTCATACATGACACACAAACCTATATTGTCTTCTCTTGTCCCTCTTCTAAAATGTCTAAAGCATAATACCATTTGTTTGGAACCATATCGCCTGTTGCACCAGTAATCATGGCTTTGCTTTGCAAATAACTATATGCCTGTGCAAATGGATTGTGTTCAGTTTCAAAATAATCATAATCATCGCCGTAAATATCAATAGATTCCTGATAAAATGGCTGAACTTTTGCATCTCGATCTGCTTGTGTAGGATATGATTCAATTACCAGATGAACTACCTTCTCTTTTTTGTTTTGATTGATTTGGTCAATAACGCAATAAGTGTTTTTAAACGTTGAATTTACCTTGCATTTATCCTTCAGTTGATTCTGTAAATTAATTGCCATAACATACCTCCTTCAGTTTTTATATCGCATAAAACCTTGATATAGGCTTATTGTATTTGTGGTTTTTGCACTTCCCCACTGTGTTGTAATTGTAATATCCATATTTGCTGTGGTATCAATATTTGCCACGCCCACTAATTTGGTTTCAATATCGTCTATTTGTAAATGGATGTGTATAGCCCTACTGCCAGATGCCCCTATAGTTCTTTGGCATGCCTCTGCCTCTATATGCCAATAATCACCGTTTAATGCTTTGGTTGCGGGTTCTAAAAGAACTTTTTCCACTCCACCAACTCTGACACGAATTTTAATTTGGTCTGCTGCTGCTGCAGACCCCCCGTTTGAGATAATGCCATTGGCATGCAACATAAAAATGTTTCCTGCGTCGAGAGAATTTGCTGACATTTCTCCTGTCCACAAAGTGGTTTCAACTGTTGTATTTGCTACTGTTACCGTAGATAATGCCACATCAGAGGTTCTGTCTATTACTTTTTGCTTCCCGTTGTTCGATATATAAAACTTATTACCGTCATATTCTATTGCTCCTGCTTCTGGTGTTGCGAGAAGTGTCCCTGCCCGAAATTTGAGAGGGGCTGTGCCTGCTGCTGCTGTTCCTGCATCTAAAATCGTGGGAGCATTAAAATCAATACTTGTGTCAGCATCCAAGTCGAGATGTCCGTCATCTTTAGATGAAATGTAAATATTTGAATCTCTGAAATAATGTTTTAAATTTGTGTTTAATTTGGCGTTGCCGTTTGCATCGATATACCATAACACAGTATCAGAACTATTTTGACATTCAATTAAATCAGCAGATTGGGAGGCATAGCCTTTAATAATTTGCCCAACCGTTGTCGCCTGATCTGTTCTTATGTAAGATCCTGCATACCCATTAATCATTTTATTGAAATAAGAAATATCTCCAACTTCTAATTTCTTTTCAATATAAAAATTACCATTGTCAGAAGCATTAATGTAATTTGGTGTAACTGTCGCCGAACTTCCGACAGCACTTATAATTAAAGCATTTCCTGTGTTGTTTTCGGTTCCCGCCCCCCCATTATACAAAACACTCATTTCAGATGAAATTAATTTCCTATTCCAGATTCTGAAGTCATCTAATTTTCCATGAACATTTTTTGTTCCCGTGCTATCTTCACCGCCAATATTCAAGACACAAGAAGTTCCACCAGTAGGAGCATACGAATAAGTATAAGTTGATCCAACCTGTGTAGTTCCGTCATATAACTTCACCGTTTTTGCTGTTCCATCACGAATAAAAAATACAGTGTGCCATGTGTTTATAGACCATACATAATTAAAAGTATTTGCTTGATTGGCACCACCACCACCATGCTCATGAACGTAATTCATTTTCCCATCAGAACCTAAATGAGAATAATATTGACTATTAGTAGCCTCAGATTCGCCAGGTGTAAAAAATGAAAACAGTGCTGTTGCTGCAGATAAATTATTGATATAAAGCCTAAACATTATGGTTAAATCACCTTTAATATTTAAGTCTGCACTATAGGGTGCCACAGGATAACCACCAGCAGATTCCAAATTAAATGCAGAATTTATTAATCCAGCCACAGATACATCTTCTGTATTCACGGATTGGCACATTGTTGCATTATTACTACCGTAAGAATCAATTACCGTTGTATTTGCTGCATTGTCATTCATTTTCCACTGTGATATTAAGTTTGTTGTTACATCAAAAGTTGCCCCCGTTTGAGTTACTCCCCCAATAAGAACAGTTCCCTTGTTGGTCAATATTTTATTTGTTTTATCCCAAGTTAAATTGCTGTCCCCCACGGGATTGTTGTTACCATCGAAATATAAAATCTGTGAGTCTGTTCCTTCTATAGTTGCTAAGTCAGCAATTTTTTGCACAGTAGTTTTCTTAATGTTCCAAGAATCAGACTGATCGGCAAGAAGTATTTCATCCAAAACGGTTGCGTCAACATTAACCTGTGAATCAATATCTACATTAAAAGTCCTATTTGCAGAAATATCCCCTCCACCCGACAAGCCTGAACCTGCTGTCAGGGTTACATTGGTATGGTCAATATGCTTATTGGCAACAAAATCGTTTAAATCATCATGGCTTATATCGTCAAGCGTATCAAGAGCCTTTTGAATCGTGTCGTCTGCCACACTTAACAATGTGTCAAAGTTTGAAGTGTCGGTTGGAATATCACTTGCGTCATCTATTGTTATTTTTTTCCATACCGAGAACCATTGACCATATTCATAATTTTTATCAATACACATCCATAATTCCTGATCATGTGTGTTATACCACTGACTACCAGGGGCAAATAAAGGGCTGCCGTATTTCTCATTGCCTGCTGTGGTTGGGTTCAACTGCCATGTATTAGCATCAAATTCAGTATCCCACCTATTTATAACATGTATTCCAGGTGAAGTAATGTTACCAACACCTGCTTCCCTCCAATCATTACACTGATAAACCCCAGCAGGTAACCCTTGAGGGCTTGATATTGTATCAGGGTCATAAAGTATTCCTGCTAAATACATGTGAGGTAAAAAGAATTGACCAGTAGTCCAGTCATAAACATCCATTATATGAGGAATTGATTCTTTTCTCAAGTAATAATACATCCCACCTAAATGCTTATCCATATATTCAGCAGTCAGTGCGTGTCCGCCATACTCCAATGCGTCTTCACCCAAATTAGATTGAACTATTGTGTGAGATGTTATTTCATCGCTACCATCATGAATAAACGGGTGATCATAAGCATTATCGGCATCGTAGTCTTCTATAAAAACTACAATATCTTTAAACTCAAGAGCATCCGCCCCGCTGTTCACAGCAACTATTTTACTTGCATTACCCGAATAAGAAGAAGGCGTGTCTTTAAGATTAAGAAAATTAAACAAGAAGCCAACGCCAGGCTGATAAATTTTCTCATAAAAATACCTACAGGCTCTCTCAACGTTTACATTCATCGTCGCAACACCTCGTATTCAACGAAGATTGACTTTAAAACATATCGTCCTGTATAACTACCTGTATCACCTATGATTTTGACCATAATCTCCCGCCCTATACAGCCGTTTGGCAGGTTTATTACACCGTCGGAGTCTATTTGTGCGGAACCAGCAACAGAAGAGTCATACGCCTTTGTAGCCTCACCTGTGCCAGGTTCATCTCTTATATAAACAATGATATTTACGTCGTCTTCTGTTTTTGACCAGTTGAGATATATTCTACTGAACTTCTTCTTTGAAATAGGATCGCCTAAATCGTTAAACGGTGTTACAATGTATTGATCGTCGTCTGTTGGAACCCGTGTGCCTGTGTGGATATATTTCAACTGATTAGTAGTATCGGAAAATATCACAATGCCCGACGGGTCTGATACTGCCATATACCATACCGTGCCTGTTGATTTCTCCCATCTGCCTGTTAATAAATCGTAATCCCATATCGTGCCTGCAACATGGTCGGCAAAAACAATGCGATGATTCTTGCGATCATACGCCATGTCTTCCCAACGTCCAAAGTCGAGAGTCCATTCATTGCGTATGGGCTGTGAAAGATTAGTGGGAGAGCCACCATTAAATCTCCAAAAACCATCGAAATTAAGAAAATAAACCTCTCCACCAAAACACTTTGCAAGAATAATCTCCGCCATATTCTCAAACACAGGGTAAAACTGTGCGGAAAAAATATCATCTTCATAAACAGTATCTTTCTTGTAAATAGAATTGTCTTTAAAAACCACAAGCCC